CCCGGCGTTGGAGGCCGTGAACCCTGCGGGCCACCCGTCAACGGGCTTTCCGATGCAAGTTCCGCCGCTGCTGTCGCTGAAGCTGTTCGGGTTGAGGATGATGTTCAGCCCGTTGCTGTTGTTGTAGCAGCCATCGCACCAGTCATATACGTTGTCCCACAGGCCCTCGATGTTCCTGTACTGCGTCCCGAGGCCGTAGGTGTCCCGGCTGTTTTGCGTGGTGCCCGTGTGGTACGGCATACTGTCGGTGTAGCCCATGTTCTGCGGGGCGCTGTTGTTGCCGCAGCCTTTGCCGATGGTTTTTTGCGTGTTCCAATCGGCAAATTCGACGATGTAGAGGAGCCAGAGGGTGAAGCGGGTGGCGAAGTCCATCTGCCAGATGTTCGTCCCCAGCGCATGGATTCCGCTCCGGGCCGCGCTCCGGGTGATGCTTGCTTTCGGGGCCACTCCCGTCTTGCTCTTGTAGTCGCTGGCGCAATGGTAGCGGCCCACATAGACCACGCTCCGCTCCCCCTTGCCGTCCCCTCTGTTCATGTGCGCCGGGGACACGGAGAAGCCCGCCGTAGCCTTATCCGCGATTTGGATTTTGAGGCTGCTGCCGCTCTGCGTCAGCTTGTACCAGAATTTCGGAATCGCAACCATGACACCGCCTGTCCGATTGCTTTTCACCATCCCCGCCCACGGTTGCAGGTTATCAAACGGCGAGCTGTAACTGCTGGCCCCCGCCACATAAGGCACCGGGTCGGTGAATCGCGCTGCGTCGTCCGTGCGCGTCCACTTGGTTGTGCTGGTGCCGTCCCACTGCGCACCGTAAATCCGGGGGATATTCACCGTCACCGTGAAGGTCTTGTCAGCCGGGGCATTGTGGTTGGTGCCTGCGGCCACCTTGACGGTGATCGTTGCGGTGCCGTTGGTCTTGCCCGTCACTGTGACCTTGCCGTTAGCGACGGAAACGGACGCGATACCGGAATTGTTGGACGACGCGCTGATCGCGCCGTCACCCGCCCGCGTTACCGTGACCTCCCCGGTTGCGCTGGTTCCGTCCAGCGTCAACGAGGTCTTATTCAAGCTCAGGCTGCCCGCCGCTTTTCCAATGCTCCACGGGACATTCTTGGCGGAGGTGGTACCGTCGCTCCACTGGTAGTTCTTGCCCGGCGTGGCCGTCGCATTGTAGCTGCCCGCATTGGTGGCGGAGGTGGTGCCACCAATCGTCATTTTCGCGCTGTCAAAGCCGCTGAACGTGGGGCTTTGTGCTGCCCCGGTATAGGTGAGGCTCCCGCCCTGAGTGGGGGGAGAGATGCTGGCCCGGAGAATCCGCCACGTCACGCTCTTTGCTGCGGTGGTGCCGTCCGCCCACTCGTACCCCTCTTTCGGGGTGAATGTCGCGGTGTACTCCCCAACGTCTACCCCGGAATAGTCCCCGCCGATGGTCAGCTTTTCGGGGTCGAAACTGTTCCAAACCGGACTGAGTGCCCCCCCGGTATAGTAGAGGTTTCCGTTTTGGGACGGCGTAGTGTTGATGCTGTTGGTGAGCTTTGTAACCGCCTTGAGCGCGGCATCCGCCGCCGTCTGCGCGTTTGTGGCCGCTCGGGCCGCCTCCTGTGCCTGCGCAAGAGCGGAGGCCGCTGCTTCCCGCGCTTCCTGCGCCGCCCGCTCCGATGTCTCACTGGATTTTGCCGCCTCCTGCGCCGCTTCAAGGGCCTCAGTCGCTTTGGTGTCCGCCGTGTCTGCGGTCTCTTTGCTCTGGTTGGCCGTCTCCAAGGCGGTGTCCGCCGTGATTTTCGCCGCTTCTGCGGTTTCCTGTGCCGTCATCGCTGCGATTTTGGCCTCTTGCGCCAGCGCCTTGATTTCATCGTTGTTTCCGCCGCCTCCCGGCGTGTTTACAATGCCGTATGCCATCCTTTACTCCTCCCTGCTGGCATTTCCGCCAACGTGTGTGCTCACCTGCTCAACAACCCTCGAAACCACGCCAAACAGGGTGAGGCTCGCTTTGATCTCGCTCGTCGGGACCTTCTCTGCGTAGAGCCGGACAGCTCCATCCATGGTCTTGCAGGTGGTTGCCAGCCCGCAGGCCCGCGCCGCCTCGCTGTCCCGCACCATAACGCTCAACATTGCCGGGGTTCTCTCCGTCGCCTCCAAAACCGGGATGTCAATGTAGAGGCCGTCCGGTTCATCCGTTCCGCCGCTCTCCCCCGGCCCACCCGGTTCAATCGGGTCTACGGATTCCTCTGTCTCCTCCGACGGCTCCTCAGTCGGTTCCTCCCCGCCGCCAGCGCCTCCCGGATTCTGTGTCCCCCGGCTGTCTACCCAGCCCGTCGTCGGGATGATGATGTCCTTCTGGGCCGTAGTCGATCTCGTCCACCGCCGCAATCAGGTCAAATGTTGCCAGCTTTCCGACTGCTGCGCTTTTGGGCCTGATGCGCTCCGGCTCGTCCTCCAACACCAAATAGGTGTAGGGCACCTCCCCCAAATCCGGGTCGGCGGCATAGAGCAGAACACCCGTGGCATGGAAGCCCGTCTCCACGTCGTTGCTGTTGATCTGTACCGATACCTGGCACTCTCCGTCCACCGGATTCCCGACTGCTGCGATTTTCGCGTCCATGACATAACCCGCAGGCTCCGTCATGGTTTTGGGGGACATCCCCTCCGGGATTGCCCCCTTGCCGACTGCTGCCCGCGTGTAGTGCATCTGGCACCGTCCCGCGAGCACTTTCGCAATCAGGGCAATGCCCGCCTTGCTGCTGTAACTGCCGTCCTCAAATCTTGGCATTTACCGTTCCTCCTCTGTTTTGATTAGTTTGGATTTGATGCGCGTTTGGAAGAACACCCCCCTCCCGCCAGTTTTAAGGCCCGTAGAGGCCCGCTTTACCTCCGGCGGCTCTCCGGTCGAGGTAGACGATACGGTGCCTCTGTAGCCTACAGGAAGCGGGGAGAGCGCCATTCTTGGTTCTGTGTGCGGTTCGAGGCTGGTTTCCGATGCTACGCCTCCTCCGTGGCCTATGCGGAGTGGTGCGGAAACAGCTCGCGGCTCCGTGTGTGGCTCTGCACTGATTCCCGCCGTGGTACTCCCGCCGTGGCCCACTTGAATCGTGGCCGAAGCTGTCCGGGGCTGCGTGTGTGGGTCGCCTCTGATGAACGGCGCTACCGCGCCCCCGTGGGAGATGTGCAGCGTAAGCATGGAGTTACGCGGCTCCGCCACGAATTGCGGCTCCTGCTGCGCTCCTATCGCGCCCCCGAAGCCAATAGAAAGAGCCTGCCGGAACACTCTCCTCTTGCGGAGCTGTATCCGCAGCGCAAGGTGCGCCGGGATACGCCGCAGAAGTGTTTCAAGCAGGCTGCCCTCCCCAAGGACTTCCCCCTCAATGGTGATGTAGATAACGCCTTTCGCAAATCCAACCGTGACTGCCTGCGGCGTGTACTGCGCAATGATAGCCCGTATCTCCGGCTCCCCGATATGGCCGTTTCCGCAGACCAACCCCATAATCACGCTTTTCCTCTGGTCGAGCGTCATAGAGCTGTCTCGGGTGATCTCCAACATGGCCTCCCACTGGCTGACCGTCTCCGCGTCCGCCAGCAGAATGAAGTTGTTGTTTATCACCCTCTCCGTCGCCTCGAAAATACCGTCCCCGAGCCGTCCTTGCGCCTTGAGGATTTCCCGCATCTCGTAAACGTCAAGGTAGAACAAAGGCATACACGCGCAAAGCTCTTTGAATCGGTTCTCGTATGGCGGGTTAATGTACGACATCGACAATCACCTCACCAAGAACCGGAACTTCCGTGTTCCGCAGGGCAATGTTCTCCGCCCTGCCGTTCATCGTAAGATCGCTGTAGTCCACAAGCTGCCGCGTGAGGTCGGACAGGATGCCGCCCACCGCGCTCAACCGCACCGTGACCGTCTCCCCGTCCTCCGCCTCCATCACCAGCCTTTGCAGGTAGCGTGTCACCGCCTCCTCAACGGCCTCCCGCACCTCCTCCTCTGTCCGGCCCTTGCGGAGTTCCGCATTGAACGCAAGCCGCACCTCAACCGCCTCCGCCGCCATTGCCGTGAAGTGCGCCCCGATGTTCGCCTTGCCGTTCCCGAGGCCGTCCCCGGCAACATAGGTCTTTCCGTCGATCTCCACCGTCATTCCGAGGCCGTCCGGGTCGATGTACTGCTGCACCGCCTCCCTCACGCTCTCCGGCACAGGAAGCCCCAGCGGGCTTATCAGCACCGCCCTCACCGTGTTCTCCCCGTTCCACAACGGCTCAATCCGGGCGCAGCCCACCCCGTCCACGCTCTCGCACCACGTCTTGTAGTGCTGCCTGTTTCCGTTTCTGGCCGGGCCGGAGATGTATTCCAGCGTCCGCTCCCGCAGACTGTCGTCGCTCTCCGCGTCCGTCCCGTACTCATAGACCTTTCCGAAGTTTGCCGAGGTCAATCCAACAACCGTATCAACCGGGACGGCAATGTCGCCGTCTTGGATATAGTTGCAGGCCAGCCCCGGCTCCTCCGCCTCAAGGTAAAGCTGGCCCCCCTCCGCCTCCCGGAGCAAAAAGTAGTGCCCGCTGTCGTTGTGGAAAAACCTCCATCCGACTGGCGGGCGTGTGCCTGTGTATTCAAAAAAGTATCTGGCCGGGGTCGCCGCTCTCCTCTTGATGCCGTACTCGCTGGCCCGCAGGTCGAGGTAGTCGTCGCTGGCCGTGGTAATGAACGTAATGCGCAGGACGCTCTCAAGGTCTGTGTAGTATTTGGCAATCAGGTTCACGATGGCCGACGTGGAATCGAAAAAGATGCTCCCTTTACGGAAGTAAAAGCCGGGCGGGGACGCAGCCAAAACCTCCTCCATCAGCGCCTCGTAAGTTCGTGCTTCAAACATCAAATCACCTCCTCAATCCTGATTTTGCCGAAAATAGTGTCCGCGTCAAAGGAAATAAAAGCCTCGTCACCCTTGAACTCAAACGCAAAATTGCTCACCCCCGTTACCCGCGTATCCGGGCGCAGCGCGTCCCGCACGAAGCCCGGCACCACCGTCTCCGTATATTCCGGTGTCGCGTCCTTTTGGGTGATGGCCTCCTTAATCTCGCTCCCATACTGGTTGTCGTAGATAAGGCACTTGAATCGCGGCGTGATGATCGCCTTTCGGATGGCCTGCCGCACGGCCTCCTGCCCGTCCACCATTCCAACGATGCGCCCCTTGTCAAGGTCGAGCCTGTACGTCAAGCTGGGAAGCTCTGCCGCCTCCTGCACCGTCTCCACAGGGATAGGGATATACACTCTCTCCGCCATGCTCAAATCCTCGACAAATCAGGGTCGCAAACCCTGTCCAGAATGTAATACACCTTGCCGCTGTTGAGCGCAAGGACGTGTACCTTGTCCCCCTTTTTGAGGGCATTGTGGACTTTTATAACCCCCTTGTAGAGGTTGAAGTCCTCCCCGTGGTGGACGTGCGTCCCGCCTACGGGGTCTGCGTGGGAGCCGTCGTTTTTCGTCCAGCT